AACTCTCCCGCCGCCGCAACGACACCGACACCGGCTTCGTCATCCAGTACGGCGCGCCGGTCACGGACGAGACCCCCAGGCCCTGTACAACAAATGGTGGAACCAGCATGGACAAGCTCGAGACCAAGATCGAAAGGCTACCCCTAAAGGCGCTCAAACATCTTGAGGTCAACGCCCGCTACATGACGGCGGAGCAGCAGAAGCGCCTCACCGAGAACATCAAGCGCGACGGCGGCCTCACCTCGCTCCCCCTCGTCTGGCTGCGCCACGACAAGAAGGGCAAGCCGCTCAAGACGCCGAGCTACGAGATCCTCTCGGGCAACCACCGCGTCTACTCCGCCCGCGAGGCCGGGCTCGAGGAGATCGACTGCATCGTGATCCTCAACAACATCGACGAGCAGCGCCGCGTCGAGCTTCAGCTCGCCCACAATGCCGTCACCGGGCAGGACGACCTCTCGATCCTCGAAGGTCTCTACGAGTCCCTCTCCCTGCTCGGCAAGGAATACTCCGGCCTCACCGATGAGGTCTTCAAAGGCATGATGGACATAAACCTCGACGGCCTCAGCGTGGCAGGCCCCGACTACCAGGACATCAACCTCTCCTTCCTGCCCTCCAACGCCGCTGAGTTCGAGGCTCTGCTCAAGCGCGCGGCCAAGGCTGCGAAGGTGCTCCACTACGCGGCGCGGATCGAGGACTTCGATAACCTCTTCGACGCGATCGTCAGAACCAAGGAGGCGATGAACGTCCAGAACGCGGCCCTGGCGATGACACTGGTGGCAGAGCTTGCCATCGAGCGGCTGGAGCAAATCGAGGCGGAAAACGAGGCAGAAGAAAACGGGGAGGCGGCGGAAATCCTGGAGGAGGACGCGGCATGAAATACGGAGACAAAACAGACACTCACGCGCGTTGGGGTGCCCTGTGACGGCGGCGAAGCGGCGCGGCGGTCGCCAGACAAAACTCACCGTCGCCAAGGTCAGGCTCGCCATCGAGAACACCGGCGCGATCCGCACAGCCATGGCAAAGCACCTCGGCGTTGCCCGGGCCACGCTCTACAAGTTCCTCAACGAGCACCCGGAGCTGAAGACCGAGATCCACGATGTCGAGGAGCAGACCATCGACCTGGCGGAAGGGCAGGTGCTCAAGGCGATCAAGGACATGGATATGTCCACGGTGCGCTGGTTTCTCGACCGCAAGGCCAAGCATCGCGGTTACGGCAACATCACCATCACGGGCGCGGACGGCGGCGCGATTCAGGTGGAACACGCCATGGCGAAGCCGGACTACAGCAACCTGACGCTCGCGGAAAAAAAGCAGATGCTCGCCCTGCACAAGAAGGCCATGGCGAAGCCCGACAATGCTGCTCCAAGCAAATGAGGAGCAGGCCCTAGAAGCGGAGATCAGCGCCGAGAGCTTGGCCGAGATGGTCGAGTTGGGCTGGAACCAGGTCGAGGCCCGCAAGCTGACGCGCAACTGGCACATGGATGCCATCTGCGATCACCTGCAGGGGGTCAGCCGGGGCGAGATTCCGCGGATCATCTTCAACGTCCCGCCGCGCCACACCAAGTCGTTGACCTGCAACGTCTTCTGGCCCGCCTGGGACTGGATCGCCAACCCTTGGCGCACCTTCCTCTTCTCCTCCTACCGGGTCAGCCTGTCGGAGCGGGACAACAAGAAGGCGCGCAAGCTGGTCGGCTCCGAGTGGTATCAGAACCGCTTCGAACCGCGCGTCGATCCCTTGAACGACACCACCTCGCGCTGGGGCATCAAGGGCGGCGGTGAACGCCTGATCACCTCCGTGGGCGGGGCCTCCTCGACCGGGGAGGGCGGCGACATCATCGTGATCGACGACCCGATCTCGGCCGATGCCGCCCGCCAGCCCAAGCAGCGCCAGAACGTCATCGACTGGTGGGACGAGACCATCAAGAGCCGTCTCAACGACCCCGAGCACGGCGCCTTCGTCATCATCATGCAGCGGCTCCACGAGGAGGACCTGACGGGCCATATCCTGGCCCACGAGACCGGCTGGGACCACCTCTGCCTGCCCGCCCGCTACGAGCCGGACCACCCGCACCCGATCCGCTCCTCCATCGGCTTCAAGGATCCGCGCAAGACACCGGGCGAGCTTCTGAACCCCAAGCGGTTCAACGCCAAGTCGCTCAACGACATCGCGCCCGAAGGCTCCTACGCCGAGGCCGGTCAGTTGCAGCAGCGCCCCGCACCCCGCGAGGGCGGCATGTTCAGCCGCTCCTGGTTCTCCACGGTCCCTGCCGCCCCAACCTGCATCCGCTGGGTGAGGGCCTGGGACCTGGCCGCCTCGACGGAGAAGGACAGCGCCTACACCGCCGGCGCCCTCGTCGGCATCACCGCTTCCGGTCAGTACGTCATCGCGGACATGCGCCGCGAGCAGCTTTCGGCGGCCAACGTCAAGCGCCTGATCCGCAACACCGCCGACCAGGACCGCGAGACCCTGGGCCAGATCCTCGGCTCGATCCCGAAAGACCCCGGTTCGGGCGGCAAGGCATGGGCGCAGGAGATCATCGCGGCGCTCGCCGGTCACAACTACCGAGCCAGCCCCGAGGACGGCAGTAAGGAAACCCGCGCCGAGCCGGTCTCGGCCCAGGCCGAGGTGGGCAACGTGATGCTCGTCAAGGGCGACTGGAACAAGCCCTTCCTCGACGAGATCGAGCTCTTCCCGAACGGCAAGTTCGCGGACCAGGTGGATGCCCTCTCACGGGCCTTCATGGAACTTCAAAAGAAACAGTCAGGGCCGCTCAAAGGCAGGTATCGCTATGGATAAGACGCACGACCCCAGCCAGTTGGCCGACGACATCGCCCAGATGCAGGACAATTGGCGACAGGTCCGCGCCATCCTTGGCGGGATCAAGACTATGCGGGAGGCGGGGACGACCTACCTGCCGCAGTTCCTCGAAGAGGACGACGAGGTCTACGACCAGCGCCTCCAGGCCACCAAGATGACCAACGTCTTCCGGGACGTGATCGAGAACCTGAGCCAGCGCCCCTTCTCCAAGCAGGTCGATCTCTCCGACGAGACCAAGGGCGGCGGCAAGGAGATGCAGGACTTCATCTGGGACGTGGACGGCTCGGGCCGCTCCATGCACACCTTTGCCTCCGAGATCTTCTTCGACGGCGTGGCCTACGGCATCGAGTGGGTGCTGGTGGACTATCCGCGTGGTCTCAGGAATGCCACCCGCGCCCAGGAGAAGGAAGCGGGCGCCCGGGTCAAGTGGCTGCGCTACGACGCCCTCTCCGTCCTGGCCGCCGACACGGCCATCATCAAGGGCCGCGAGGAGTTCGTTCACGTGCGCCTGCGCGAGAGCCGCCGCGAGCGCAAGGGCTTCACCGTCGAGACCATTCCGCAGATCCGGGTGCTGGAGCGCGAGGAGATCAGCCCCGGCCTGTGGGGCCCACCCGAGTGGTCGCTCTGGGAGGAGCAACAGGTCGAAGGCAAGGTCGGTAAGGAGTGGGTGCGCGTCGATGAGGGTGCGCTGACCATCGACACGATTCCGCTGGTGCCCTTTATGACGGGCCGCCGCGACGGCAACTGCTGGAAGCTCTTCACGCCGATGGAGGACGCCGCCGATCTCCAGGTGGACCTCTACCAGCAGGAGTCGGCCCACAAGCACGTCAAGAACATGAGCGCCTTTCCCATGCTTGTGGGGGAGGGGGTGACACCCGAGACGGGCGAGGGCGGCAAGCCCAAACCCATGACATTCGGCCCGATGACCGTTCTCTACGCGCCCGCGACCGGCGAGGGCGGCAGCCCGCGCTGGAACTTCCTGGAACCGGACGGGCAATCGCTGACCCAGCTGTCGGGCGACATCAAGGACACGATCAAGGAGATCCGCGAGCTTGGCCGCCAGCCACTCACGGCCCAGTCGGGCAACCTGACGGTCATCACCACGCAGGTCGCGGCCCAGAAGGGCAACACGGCGATCCAAGCCTGGGCCATGGGTCTCAAGCTCTCGCTGGAGCGGATGCTGGAGCTGACCGCAAAGTGGATGGGCATCAAGGGCTTCGAGCCGGTCGTCTACGTGGACACCGACTTCGACCTGACCTGGGCTGACAACGACACCTACGCCCACGTGCTGAAGCTCCGCGAGACCGGCGAGATCAGCCGCACCACCGCGCTCAACGAGGCCAAGCGCCGTCACATTCTCTCCGACGACTACGACCCGGAGGGGGATCTCGACGCGCTGCTAGAGGAGATCGAGGACGACGAGGAGGATGCACCCGATCCCGTCGATCCGCCGCCCCCGCCCGAGGGTGAAGACGAGGAAGAGGGCGACGACGAAACCACTGAAACCGAAGAGGAAACCACCCCATGAAACTCAAGACAGTCGAGATCGAAGGCAAAGTCTACGCCGAGGTCCAGGACGGCAACCCGGTCTACGAGGTAGACGGCAAAGACCAGCCCATCGACGCCGCCAAGGCCATCGGCAAGATCCCCTCTCTGCAAGCTGAGGCGCAGCGCCACCGCGAGGAGAAGGAGAAGCTGGAGGAGGTCGTCGGCAAGTTTAAGGGCATCGAGGACCCCGCTGCCGCACTGAAGGCGCTGGAGACCGTCTCCGCGCTCGACAGCAAAGAGCTGATCGCCGCCGGTAAGGTGGACGAAATCAAGGCCGCCGCGGTCAAGGCCACCGAGGAGAAGATGGCCGCTGCCATCAGGGCCAAGGACGAGGAACTGGCGAAGATCGCCAAGGAGCGCGACACGGTCTCCAGCCAGCTTTCCAACGAGCTCATTGGCGGGGCCTTCGCCCGCTCCGAGTTTGTCCGCGAGAAGGTCGCCATCCCGGCGGACTTCCTGCAGGCCCGCTTCGGGCAGAACTTCAAGGTCGAGGACGGCAAGGCCGTGGCCTACGACCAGAGCGGCAACAAGATCTACTCCAAGACCAACCCCGGTGATCTCGCCAACTTCGACGAGGCGATCTCGATCCTGGTCGATCAGTATCCGCAGCGCGACCACATCCTCAAAGGCTCCCAGAACGAAGGCGCAGGCGCCAACGGAGGGGCAGGGGGCAACGGTGGTGCCAAGACCATCCCGCGTTCCCAGTTCAACGCCATGGATCAGGGCGCTCGCGCTGCAAAGCTCAAGGACGGCTACAAGGTGGCCGACTGACCCCGGCCCGGATGGGCAACCCTATGCCGCTCTCGGGAGGAAGCCCGGCGGTGCTCGGAGGAGGAAGCCTCCAACCCTTCACATCAACCCCCTTTGCCTAAAGGAGAAATACCATGGCAAACGTCCTCACGGACCTTGCGG